CACTATTAATGCTCTTAACGAATTAGTTAAAGAGGAGAATGGTGGGGTATTAGATACATCTTTTGTCATCAATTGGCAGAAGTTCAAAAATTCAATCATATTAACAAACGCCGAAGGAACTAAGAAAATTCAGACAAGAGTTTTTGAGGTAATTGATTTCGGACAAGGAAATAAAGAAGTTACGGAAGAACAATCTAAATAATTTTTATTATGTTATTAAAAAAAGGTGATAATAACGAAAACGTAAAGTTAATGCAACAAAAGCTGGGTATTGAACCGGCGGTAACTAACTTTGGACCAAAAACTGAAGCAGCTGTAAAAGAATGGCAGGCAAAGAATGGTTTAACTGCAGATGGTATTGTAGGACCATCAACTTGGGCAAAGATTATGGGAGAATCTGCAGCAGCTCCTACTCCAATTGTATCTGCACCAATGGCATCAGTAGGTGGATTAAAATTAGAAAAACTAAAAGGACATATTCCTGATGCAGTTATTTCAATGATTCCTGCAGTAGCACAAAAGTTTCAAATTGATTCGGCATTAAGATTAGCACACTTCTTAGCACAATGTGGACATGAGAGTGGTGGATTCCGTTTGACAAAAGAAAATCTAAACTATTCAGCTAAAGGTTTAAATGGTATCTTTAAGAAATATTTTCCAACTTTAGAATCAGCTCTACCTTACGAAAGAAAGCCGGAGAAGATTGCAAACAAAGTATATGGTGGTAGAATGGGTAACGGACCTGAAGCAAGTGGTGATGGTGCAAAGTTTTGTGGTAGAGGGTATATTCAATTGACAGGAAAGGATAACTATACTGCATTTGGTAAATCAATTGGTGAAGATGTTTGTGCTAACCCACAAGTAGTAGCTGAGAAATACGCATTATTATCAGCAGCATGGTTCTTCAACAAAAACGGATTACACAAAATGGCTGATGGTGGAGCAAGTGATACAGTTGTAACATCTATTACTAAAAGAGTAAATGGTGGTACTATCGGATTACCTGATAGAATTAAACACTTTAAAGAGTATTATCAATTATTAGCATAAAAGAAAGGGAGAAACTAAAAATTCTCCCTTTTTGTTTCATTTATATTTATATGTATGATTTTACTTAGGGAATTATTTGAGGCTAAACCAAAAACAACTGATTTTTCGGCAATATCCAAAAAAACAGGTAAATTAGTATATTTTGATACTAAAGATAATATGGATGCGGCAGTTACAACTGGTACACATGATAAACCTAAAGTAAAAGGAAAGGATGTAAAAACTCCAAAATCATCAGATTTATTTAAAGGAGATTACGAAAAGGAAAGAGGTGGTACAATTGATGATAACGGAAATTCAGCAAAAGAAATAATAAAGGGAATTAAAAATATCGGATACAGTAGCATGGTTACCCTTTATAGAAAAAATAGAAATGGTAAACTTGTACAAGATGTTCGGTTTAGTACAAAAGAAGATATAACTCCTGAAATAATCAAAACAACTGCCGATACATATGGTATTGATTTAAATCTTATAAGTAAATTAGGAATAGATACTCAAATAAAAAATGAAGATGGTAGAAATCAATCTATATCAGAATTAATGGCGGTTTTAATTTTATCAGATTTGCAAGCAAAACAATATGCACCTGATGGAGTTGCAGCTAATGATTATTATTATAAAATATATTCTACTACCGCAAATAAGAGAGCAAACGCAATTAAAAGAGGAATTGACCCGAATGTAATTCAAAAGCAGGCGGATAAAAAAGTAGCTAAAGCGGAATCGGATAAAACTGCATTGTATAATAAAGAAACTACCAAAGATATAGCAAATGAATTTACAAGGGTAAATAAGAAAATTATAGATAGACCAACATTTACGCCAGCACAAATAGCAAAAGTAGCAAACAAACACAAAATAGATGTAAATAGAATATTAAAACATCCCGAATTATATTTTGAAATATCTGGATTCACTCCAAACGAAGAAGATTTAAAAGAATGGGGATACGAAAGTTTAGCTGACTTTGCATTAGTTAAATTAGGAAATACTATTCTTTTTGGAATTGATAATGAGATTGATGCTATGGATGATTTATCAACTTTACAATTAGCATATCCATTAAAATACAAAACTCTTCCGGATGATATGTGGAGTAAAAAAATGAAAGATGAAGTGGAAAATCCAACAACTGTAGATGGTGGACTTCGTAATTTTATCAAAAAAGAAAAAGGTGGTGATACGGATAATTCTTTTGTAGGTATTTCGGAAGCTAATAATAAAAATCAATCTAAGTGGGTTAAACAACAAGCTAAGAAAAATAAGAATTATATAAGTTCTATGATTTCATATCAATCAATGATAAATAAAGATTCTTTAAATAAAATTGATGAGATGTTAAAATCAGACCCACCACCGGTAGTTCATGCAAATGCATTATACAGAGGTATGGCTATGAAACCTTCCGATTATACTAAGTTTATGAAATCGTTTAAGGAAGGTAGTAATATTGATTTACCAATATCTTCATTTTCATTTGATGCATCAACGGCTACCGAATTTGCTAATAATGTTGGAAATTCAAATGCATTGGTAGATAAAGCAAATAATCAATCTATAATGATGAAGGTGGTGAATTCAACAAATACATTCAATGGATTTTGTATGAATGCAAATATAGATAATGTATCTGCTAAAAATAAAGATAGTATGTTTGGTGATGATTTTAGAAGTTGGAGTGGGCAGCATGAGGTACTATTACCATCAAATAATAAATACAAAGTTGTGAAAACAGAAGTTAAAAAAATGGAAGGTGGTCGTTCCCTTACAATAATAACATTGGAACAAATTGGTACTAAAAACGAAATTAAGTTAAGAGAGTTCATAGATGACAACGAAAAGGATATTTTAAAGAAACATCTACAATACCCAAACAGGTCATCATTATTATATACAAAAGAAGCGGAAAATTAATCCCCTTTTATTTGGTAGTATCAGGAATATTTCGTATCTTTGAGTAAATCTCAAACCCATATAAATGCTTAAATTGGTTATAAAATATACTTCAAAAAAGATTTGGAAAGTCCAATAAATTGTTGTATATTTGTAATCTCTTTATATTTATATACATAGAGGGTGAAGGACACTCACCTAAATAAAACCATAAAACATAAACTCTTAAAACGCAAAAAAATGGCTATTAACTTAGACGCAATCAGAGGTAGACTGAACAAACTACAAAGCACAACTTCAAAGAAAGTAGAACTTTGGAAACCAGCTCCGGGCAAACACACTATTCGTTTAGTCCCTTACAAATTCAACAAAGAGAATCCTTTTATTGAATTATTCTTTCACTACAACATTAACAACAAATCTTATCTATCTCCATCTTCTTTTGGCAGACCTGACCCTATCGTTGAGTTCGCTGATAAGTTGAAAAGAATGGGTGATAAAGAAGATTGGAAAGCTGCCAAGAAAATGGAGCCGAAACTTAGAACATTCGTACCAGTATTGGTAAGAGGTGAAGAAGGTGAAGGTGTAAGATTCTGGGGCTTTGGAAAAACTGTATATCAAGAAATTCTTGGTTACATCGCAGATCCTGATTATGGTGATATTACTGACCCAAATGAAGGTAGAGATATTACTGTTGAAGTAGTATCAGCTGAAGACAGTGGTACTTCTTACCCTGTAACAACAATCCGTGTTAAACCAAAGGAAACTCCTTTAGCAGCAACTAAAGAAGAAACCGATAAGTGTATCAACGGACAAACCGAAATCACAGACCTTTACCAGGAGTTGACTTATTCGGAATTGAAATCTGTATTAGAAGGTTGGTTAAACCCATCCGCTAATGGTGATGAAGATACATCTACTGCAGCAGCAGAGACGTTATCATCTACCGCAAAAAATGACGAAGCACCTTTTGATGTTGATGTAAAATCAGCACCTAAAGCAGAAGCATCAGCTAAGAAAATAGATGATGTGGCATCAGCATTTGATGACCTTTTCAATTCATAGTAAATAAGTAAACAATATGGCAAAAGCAACTAAAGAGGTTGACTTAGCGGAAGTACTCGTTGAGTCCCTTAACAAACAATCAAAAGACCAAAAGGTAGCATTCTTTTTAGATAATGATGATGCACCAACAAATGTAGAAGGCTGGGTTTCAACCGGAGCATCTATGTTGGATGTGGCAATATCAAATCGCCCTTATGGTGGATTACCTGTTGGAAGAATCACCGAAATTACGGGATTAGAACAAAGTGGTAAATCATTAGTATCAGCTCACTTACTTGCGGAAACGCAGAAGCTAGGTGGATTGGCAGTATTGATTGACACGGAAAACGCCGTAAGTAGAGAATTCTTAGAAGCCATTGGAGTAGATACAACCAAATTACTTTATGTAGCAGCTGAGACTGTTGAACAATGTTTCGAATATACTGAAACTATTATTGAGAAGGTAAGAACTTCCTCTAAAGATAAGTATGTAACAATCGTTGTGGATTCAGTAGCAGCAGCATCAACTGAAAAGGAGATGGAAGCTGATTATGGTAAGGATGGTTACGCTACGGATAAAGCAATTATCATTTCCAAAGCAATGCGTAAAATCACAAATCTTATTGGTAGACAGAAAATCACTCTAGTTTTCACAAACCAATTAAGACAGAAGATGAACGCAATGCCATTCTCTGACCCTTGGACAACTTCTGGTGGTAAAGCAATCGCTTTCCATGCATCGGTTCGTTTGAGATTAAAGAGTATGGGAACAATTAAAGCTAAAGATGGTAGTGGTAACGAAAGAATTGTTGGTATCAAAGTAAGATGCCAGGTTGTAAAGAATCGTATGGGACCACCATTACGTTCAGCAGATTTTGATATCTTCTTTGATAGAGGTATTGATAACTACGGCGCATGGTTGGGTAGTATGAAAGAAAACGCAATTGTGAAACAAAGTGGAGCTTGGTATGAATACATTGATATTGATTCAGGCGAAGTGATTAAGTTCCAAGCGAAAGATTTTCCGCTTACATTAGATTCTAACCCTGGTGTTAGAGAGCAAATCTATAAAAGGATTTGTGAGGCAACAATTTTAAGATACAAAAAAGATTCATTAGACACTGATAATTTAGTAGTAGATTCAGAAGTGATTGGTGATTAATAAAGGTTACAAAAACAAAATGAAAGACTTATACAAAAAGCTTCTTAACGAAGTAGAATCAGAACATGAGACATCACACTTAAGAGTGCGTAATAGTAGAGTTCTTGTCATTGATGGACTTAATACCTTCATCCGTAGTTGGACTACCAACCCTACAATGAATGAGGATGGTGACCATACGGGTGGGGTTATTGGTTCATTAAATTCAATTGGTTCTCAAATACGCCAATTCAATCCGACTAGAGTAGTTCTTATCTTTGATGGTAAGGGTGGTTCTAAAGGTAGAAAGGAAGTGTTTGAAGGATACAAAGCTGATAGAGGTAAGAATCGTTTTAGAGTTAATAGACAATATCCTGAAATGATGTCACAGGAAGAAGAACAACTTTCAATGAAACGCCAATTCGTTTGGTTAGTTGATTTGTTAGATTCAC